GAAAACCTCCCCGCCGTAGCTGTTGATGTAGATTTCGATCTCGGTGGTGTTGGGGTAGCGGGCCAGCTCCTGGCGGAAGAAGTCCGCGGAGGTGTCGCTCTCCACGTACTCGCCCCACCAGTTGTAGTAGCCGCCCTCCACGTCGCCGTAGATGTACAGCTGCAGCACGTTGGGACGGTCCGCCGCTTCTTTCAGCGTCCAGATCCTGGGCGCTTTGCTTTTGGGTCTCATTTTTGCTGTGTTACCTCCTCTCTAAGCCTGCGGGGCGATGAGCTCCCCGATGGTGCCGATGTTGCGGGTCATAAAGTGCTGATCGGCCCAGGGCTCGTTAATGGGCGCCTCTCCGGCCGCCCGGCGGATATCGTTGACGGACCAGCCGCTGCCCACCAGCTTTTCGATGTTGGCGGCCTGGCCGAAGAGGTCAAAGTGACCGATTGCGGAGGAATCCATGCGCAGGTAGCTGCCCGCCTTCCAGGCGTCGAAGCCGTAGCGCTTTCGGGTGGCCTCCTCCGAAAATTGATCGCAGAACGTGTCAACCGGACCGGACAGAAAACGCTCCTGAGCGTGGCCCACGGCCTCCACGTTGCCCTGGATCAGAACATCCGGGATCCCAAAGCCCCGGGCGGTAAAGGTGAAAATATCGTCGATCATGGCCCGGACATCCCGAGTGTCGCTCTTGACGGTTTTGCCGGCCTTGCCGCCGATGTCCGAATACTCATACCCGTCAAACTCCGGCAGGATCGCGCCGTTGGAGTTGAGGAAGGGGCGGATCTGGGCCTCCAGCATCTGCTGGAAGGTGTCGGCCCAGCCGTCCTTGCCGCCGGCCATCTGGTTGACGTGCACCTTCCAGTGCTGCCCGTTGTCCCACTGGTAGGCGTTCATGGCGGCCTTGACCAGGCGGTAATAGCTTTCGTAGATCTTGCGGGTGACCAGGGTCATGTCCTTTTGATGCAGGCGCAGGTGCAAAACCTCATTTTCCCGGAAGGTCTTGTCATAGGTCAGATCCCCGACCTTGACGCCCTTGTATTCGTGCTGTTTGGAGGGCCAGTCCTCCGGCTCCTCCCAGTCGTCGGCCACGGCTACGGCGTCGTAGCCGTCGCGCTTGCGGGTGGAGATGATCAACAGCTCATTGGTCTCATAGAGGCGGGCGATGGCCTTGTGCCAGAACGCGGTGGAGTTCTGGTTCGTGTTGGGCTCGATGTTCCACAGGTAGTACTCCCGGTCCTTGACCTCTTCGCCCTGGACATAGGTGCGAACCTCACAGAGGCCAACGGCGCTGGCCACCAGGTTGACGCAGGTCCAAAAGCTCAGCTCCCGGATCTGATACTCCAGGGCCGCCTCACACATTTCGTTGACCTCGATATCACCCACGCGCTGCATGGAGGTGGTGCCGTTCTTCGGCTGCAAAAACTTAAAGATACTCAGGCCCAAGGGCCACACATCCTTTCTCCGGCACAAAAGCAAAAAGCCAGCGCCGGCAAGCTCCCGATTTCTCGGTGCTGCTGGCGCTGGCTTTACTGCGCGGGCCTGTTCGATATGATCAGAGGGTGATGGCGCCGATGGGCGGCAGGGAGACAGGCTCCCCGGTACCCAGAACGGGCTCCACCGTCATGCTGGCCACCAGGGCCATGAAGGGGTCCGTCTTTCGGCTCTTGCCCTCAATTTTTGCGTAGTAGTAGTTACCGGTATCGCTGCCCTGTTTGCGGCTGCTGCGCAGGCGCTTGGTGTTGTTCACGGCCCAGCGCAGGTGCGGCACGTCGCCCCAGTGGAAATAGCCGCGGTCAAAACACTCCTGGATCACCGGCTCCACCTGCATGATGTCAGAGGGCCGGACGAGCTTCACCCGGGTTTTGTCCGCCGCGTCGAAGCCGATCTTTCGGAGGGAATCAGACACCAGGGTCCAGCGGAAGTTATCCAGGGCCAGCATCTTGATGTTGTAGAGCTTGCCCAGGTCCGCGATGTAGGCGGCCAGGAGATCCGCGCTGATACTAACATCATCCACCAGGGTCAGGTCTCCGGTCTTGGCCCAGTCACGAAACGGGGCCTTGATCCGGTGCAGGGTTTTGGACTGCATGCACACCCAGGCGTGGTTAATGTCAAAGCGGTCGTTGCCGCGCCGGAAATGGAAGTCGACGGCGGCCCAGTCGCTTAATTCCGCATAGTCCAGGCCAACTGTGCATGTCCAGCCGGTCAGATCCGGCAGGGGCTGATTGGTAGCCTTGATTTTGGCGTACTCTGTTACGGCCAACTCCTGGAAGCCCTTGCGCAGTCCCATGCGCTTTGTGAGAAAATCCCCGTGCTGCTCCGGGTGCTGCAGCCACTCCCGGTATTCGTCCTCGATCTCTCGGCGCAGGGCCGGGCGGTACTGCAGGGAGGGATTGGCCATGCTCCAGTTATCAGGGTCGTGCACCTGCTCCTCAGAGCTCAGCCGGCACACAAAGGGAAGAAAGCCGCCGTCATCCTCGCCCTGGAAGAGGATCTGATTGCTGCGCTCAAGGTAATCATCCAGAGGCCCGTCCATGACATGACCGTTGGAGGAAAAAGCGCCCTCCCGGGGCTCTTCCACCTTGCCCAGGCCGGTCCGGTAAACCTTGATGTTGTCGTAGTTTTCGTAGCTGTGAACTTCATTGAAGATCACCACGCCGCTGCGCATGCCTTCCCGGTTTTTCGGGTTATTCGTGCGCCCGCGCATGGTGCCCCGGTTTTTGATGCCCCGGATCAGCTCTTTCGTGTGGTAAAAAAATCGTTTGAGCTTGGCGGACAGCTTCGGCGTCTCCAGAACGTCAATGACGTCCTTCAGCGGACGCATGGCCTGCTCTTCGTCGTTTGCGCAAATATCCACGTCATATTTGGGGACCGGGTTATAGGGGCTGACCGCGGCGAAGCCGCTAAATCCGATATAGCCGTCCTTGCCGGCGCCACGACCCACCATGCAAAAGAGTTTCGGCCAGCGTGGGACGCCCGGCGCTCTGTAGGTACAAAACCACAGGGCGGTCAAAAAGCGCTCCCAGGGGTGCAGCTCGAAGGGGAAATATTTGTCCAGGCTCAGATATTTGGCAAGGCGAGCTTCAACAACGACCAGATCCTCGGTCTCAAAGACATGCCGGATATGAGCGGCCAGGGCGTGCTGCTCCGGGCAGGCCCGAGGCGTATCGGATTCGACCAGGCGGAGATATTCCTCCACCGCGTCCGGGATCTTACAGCTCATCGTCAAAGTGGTCCAGTCTGGACACACCGGAGGCGGAGACATCGCGGAAACCCAGGGCGGTGTAGATGTCCAGCATTTTATTGGCGGTCTGGTGGCGGATGGTCAGGCTGCGGTTTTCCACCAGCATGCCCCGCTTCGGATCCTCGACCACCACGCCGCGCTCTTTGATGTCCGCGGTCAGATCCTGGTACTCAATCCAGAGATCCAGATACCGGGACAGCAGATCCGTGTACATGGCAGCCGTCAGGCCTCTGGTCTCCAGATCGGTCCGGAGATCATCCCGCAGGGTTTTGTATGCTTTTGTCCGCGTCCAGTCGGTCATGGTTCGCTCCGTTCTTTTTGGCGTCCAGGTATGCAACGATTGCTTTTTCAGCTTCAGAAAGGTTGAATTTTTCGGCTGCCGCCCTTTCGGCTGCCGCCCTTTCGGCTGCCGCCCTTTCGGCTGCCGCCCTTTCGGCTGCCGCCGAAGAGCTCAGAATAAAGCCGTTGCCAAATATGGAAAGCCCTTTTGCTTTTTGTGCGTCCAGCGCGTCAATCGGGAGACTGTCGGCCACGTCAAGGCGGTACTCTACGCCGTACTTGCACCAGCGCTGCGCCATGGCTGCCGTGAGGATGTTGTCAGGGTATTCGTAGCGCGGCAGAGCCTTGGTTGTTGCCTCCCGGTTCGCATCATCCGCAGCCTTCACTGCGCGGTAGAGATCCGGAGCTGTGCGGACCCGAACGGTCTGGGGTTCCAGGTTGGTCACAAAGCTGGTGGGCACCTTGGCGCCGTTTTCATACGTGATTTGCACACCGGTTGGAAGGCAGGTCGAAGAAGAAGAAGAAAACAAGGTCAGGGCCGGGGCGAAGAGAAAGAAGGGGATCCCGCGTGCCTTGTAAATGCGGAGGATCCTGGAGAGAATCGAAAAGGGTGGATTGTCCACCACCACGGAGTCTGCAGCATATGGGAAACTCTCGAAGTCGCCGCCGGGATAGAAGGGGCGCACAAAGCGAGCTG